TGCCGCTAACGATCGGGTGAAGTTTAGAAATTAGCGGTTGGCCGTCACCGCCAAGATACGCGCTGTTGAAGGCACGGTTCAGGACGTTAGCTGACAGAGTTTCTTTCGTTTCGATCAGAGACTGTGCCAAGTGCTTGGCATAGGTCTGGCCGATGCGGATATGGTCGCCGTCTTCCACAAGTACTTTGGTCAAGGCAAATGCCAAGCCATAGACCTTGTAGAGGTAGCGTTGCAGGAACAGCACGCCACCAGACTGGTAGCTGACAGCCATGCCGTCAGGCAGCTCCGGCGCAGCCCCGAAGCCGTACAGGACGGGTTCTTCGTGGTAGTTGCGCGGAATGCCTTTCTGCTCGCGGAACACCATGCTCCACTCGTCAGCCCGCTGGTTGTAAACGCCGTCGAACACCTCGTTCAGGATGGGCTCGACTACTGACCGAAAGTCAGTACTACGCATTGGGGTAGCCATGTTTTAGCCCTCCTTATACCGAGTTCACAGCTGCCTTGTAGTGGTGTTCGTTGATGCGAACAGTCACTTGCACATAGGCGTCAGTGAGTGAATCGAAAATGCTGTACGCGAAGCCCGTAATCTGGAACTGGCCAGAAGTAGCTTGGATCGCGGTCAGCTGGCAGTTGCTCAGACCCGTCTGGGTCGAGCCACCGGGCGAAGCGACAGTCCAGTCGCACTCCTCGCCCACAGCGCTTTGCACGCTGGTGGTGCCGGGCGTGCCCGGGTTGGTGTACTGAACGTCGAACAGCGTTTCCGGATCATCGTACACCCACGCCACGATTTCCGTGCCGGTGATGCCCGAGGGCCAGAAGGGGCTGATGGTGGGCTTGCCGGTGGCATCCAAGTACTGGCATCCTGCGAAGATGCCCAGCAACGAAATGCCGTCCACGGTGCCGGAACGGGTGCCATCACTGGTACCCAGCTGAATCACGCCGTTGTCAGTCAACTTCACGGGGTCGCCGCTGAAGATGTTGGCTGCATACGCCGACGCGATGGTGTAGGCCTTCGGCCGCATCTGGCCACTGTTGTGGTAAGATGGACGAAAGCCAAAAGGTGCGCTAGTCGAAGACATTGCTTGCTCCTAATGGATTGAACGGGTTGCGTCACGAGAGGTCAAAGAGTGCCTCTCGCTGTTGTCCCATTTCCAGGTTGCCTTCACCCACCTGCAGCCGCGACTTGGAGGCGCGGGCTTGTTGCTCGAGGAACTCAGCCGTGTCGGTGAGTTTGCCCTCTTCGCGCATCGGTGCGTCGTGGTGCGCCTCTTTCATGTACTTTTCGTACAATGAAACGGGCAACTTGAACGCAAGCATCTCGTTCACCCCGATGAACCCCTGCCAGTCGCCGGTTTTCAGCGTGGCATATTCCCAGCCGGGAACGTCTTCCGGCTTCACGGGTTCGTAACCGAGGCGGATCCGCATTTGGATCGAGTCGCGCGGGTTGGTTGTGGTGAGCCAGCAGGTGTGCCAGCCCGGGATCTTAGGCAAGTCCGGCAATGAGGACTGAAAGAACTGTTGACGGAACATTTCAACCCGCTCGTCTTCGGTGATCTCGCGATTTTCGGTCAAAGCGCGATCTGTCATCGCGCGGCTCGTGCGAGCGTCCCCAGCGGATTTCTTTAGGCGTTCGTCGGTCATGGTTTCTCGCTCCTTTCAGCGATCGGATTCAATTATAGGGTGGAAAAATGCGGAAGGCAATCGGTTCAGGCTTTGTTGCTGCGGTCGTACTCGGCGTAACGCTTGACGTACTTCATGCGCAGCACCGGGTCGTCCCACACGCCGGCCTCAATCAGCGCCTGCTTGCGCTCGGGGGAGATGTAGATCTCCTTGCGCGTGGAGGCGGGGGCGTGCTCCTTGCCCGAGCCCACAGCGGGGCCACCGCGCGGGGTGCGCTCCTCGCGGCGGGGGGCGGTGTTTCCAGCCTTCGTTTCAAACTTATCCGGCAGGCGGCGCTGCACGCGGCGGCGCAGCTCGTCCCAGTAGTCCTCGGTGCGGGCGTCGTAGCCGTCCTTGGCCATCGCTTGGTCAATCGCCAGCACGATGGCTGAATCCTCGTCGCGGCCTTGCGGGTCGTACCAGTCCAGCTCTTTGAGGAACTCCTTGGCGTAGCTCATGGCCAGGTCGTCCACCTGCGACTGCGGGGGCGGAGCCTGCGTGGCTTGCTGCTTCTGCCACTGGAGCTGCTGGGCGCGCTGCATGGCCTGATCGCGGTAGCGCATGGCCTGCGTGACGTCCTCGCCGTTGCCGGCAGCCACCGCCTTGGCGATGACCTTTTCAGCCATCTCGGCCTCTTGCACAGCGCGCTGAATTTCAGCGTCAAACCCGCGCAGGTCGGACTGGTGGGCGCGTTGCTCCTGGGCGCTCAGGCGGCGCTCAAGGTCGTCGTTGCGCTTGCGCAGGAAGTCCAACTCCACTTTGTCGCGCTTGATGGCCTCGTCGCGGCGCTGCTTGCGCTCGAGCTTTTCAAGGCGGCGACGCTCGCGAATCGCCTCGCGCTCCTTGGAGTCGGGGTCATCGGGGTCGATGTCGTCTTCGTCAGCGGAGGCAATCCGCTCGTCTTCTTTGTCCTCGTCCGCGACGCCGGTGGGTTCGGGCTCGCGCTTTGCGGGGTCTTCCTCAAGGATGACGATGTCGTCCTTGTCGTCGTCTTTCTCGGTTAGCTTTTCTGCAGCCATGGTGCGTCATCTCCTTCAGATGAATGCTCGGATTGCCAGCGGGTCGCCCTCGACCTTACCGATAATGTCCAAGTCGTTAAAGATTACGAACAGCGCGGATTCGCCGTTCGGCAGGGGCACCTCCCAGCGGTCGCCGCCGTACTTGGGCACCCGCACGTAGTCACCCGGGTGCGCCCAGGAGCCCTCGGGCCACGCCTCAAGGTTGTTGCGGTTGCGGTACGCCACGGGGCCGTGTGAGACCACTCGGGCCACCTGCGTGTTCCACTTCTCGGTGTCACGCGAGCCGGTGTCAATGATGATGCCCCCGGCGGACTTGCGCTTGGGCGTGCGGATTTGTACCAGAACGCGGCTACCGAAGGGCTGAATGCCGGCATCTACTGCCGGAAAAGCCTCCGCCATAGCGTCCTCATAGGTCTGGGTCACTGTCTCTCTCCTCTTTCAGAAGTTGCAAAAGCACATTGATCGCGGCCTCATAACCCGCGATCACTCCTACGCGATGCCCGTACTCAAAAGCATCGCGAGTTTGGGGCTTGCGCAACGCCTCTAGAGCGAAGCTCTGCTGCTCCGCTTTGAGCGCGTTGAGCAAGCGCGTTTCGACGCCGCTCACGCGGGGGTCTTGGGCCCGGGGGCGGTCTTGGGCGCGGCGGGCAGGGTCTGGCCGTTCAGCTTCTCGCCCGCCGCCAGGCGGTGCTTCTGCTTGACGTAGGGGCCAGTCATGGGCACGGTGCCCGGGGTCGGTTTGTCGCTCATTTGGGGTTGCTCCTTGCTAGGGGTTTAACGGGTGCCCGGGTTGATGCCCGTGCCAGTGCTCACCGCGATTTTCTCGCCGCTCATAATCTCGGCCGCAGCCAGTCTCATAGCGGTGTCGTTGTCGGCGGTGTTCATACGCTCGCGGGAGGCGATCTCGGCGGCGGTGCGCTCGTTTTCGGCCATCTGCCGCACCTCCTCCTGCCGCATACGCTCGGCGCGCTCCTGCTGCCGGTCGGCGGCCTTCTGCGCTTCGGTCTGCTGCTGTAGCGCGAGGCGCTGTTGGTCGGCCTGAGCGCGCTGGGCCAGGGCAGCCTGCTGCACCTGGGCGCCAATTTGCGCCACCTGCAGCGACGAATCCGGCGGCATGGGCGGCTGGGGCTTGAACTGCTCGGCAACCTGGCTGAGCTGGGCCAGCTCGGTGCCGAAGCCGCCCAGTTGTTGCTCAATAAACTGCTGCACTTGCAGGATGACCCCTGCCTGCTGCTCGCCTTCGTCCGCGATGAGCTTCTGGTCCTCGGCCTTCTTCACCGCCTCGTGCGACTCGACCAGGTAGTAGTTCAAAAGGTGGTCGCGCAGGTGGATTGCGATGGGGTACAAGTAGGTTTTCTGTATCGCCGGGTTCATGCCGAACAGCGGAGACTTCAAAAACGCCACGTGTGTGCGAATGTGCGCCATGTGGTCTTGCTTCGGCACCACGTAAATGGGCCGACCCATGGCGGCGGCCACGTTCTCGCTGACCGGGTCGACGTCGTCCTTGCCCTGGTCGGGCACCAACACGTCGTTGTCAGGAATTTTCATGGCGCGGAGGAACATTTCCTCCACTTTGCGCTGGTCGTACAGCCCGGGCAGCATGGCCGCCCGCTGCATGAGCGCCTGAACCTGGGCAAAACGCTGGGTTTCGCTAAAAATCGAAGGATCCGACACCGGAATCACGTCCAGCGGGCCATCAAAGTCCGCCGGTTCTACCTCGAGCCCGTTGTCGTACGCCTCAATTACGTCCTCGGTGAGGTAGGCGCTGTTAATGCGGTGCAGAATCTTAAAAACCCGCGCCATCGAGTTGTGCAACCGGCTGTGAATGGAGGAAAACACCACCATTCCCTGCTCGATGAGCGCCATCGTGGTGCCCACGGGCTGGTTGGGGTTGGCCTCGGACAGCTTTTCAAACGAGGTCTGCACCACCCCTTTGCCCGCATCGACCAGGAAGCCCAGCAGCTGGAACAACACCGCGCTCGGCGGATTAAAAGGCATGGGCATCGCCAGCTTGCGGATGTCATCAATCATCGCGCCGCCGTCAATCTCGGCCACCTCGGTCGGCTGCACGTTGATGGTTTGGCCGTTGGGGCCGCCTTTCAACTTGAGCAACGTCGGAATGTTCTGAATGTGCGCCGAATCGAGCAGTGCGCGCAGCGCCCCGGTGGCCGCGCCGCTCAGCCCGCCAATCATGTGCGTCAGACCGATGGGGTACGCGCCGCGCCAGGGCACGAACGGGAACTCAACAATCCAGTCCAGCTCGCGGCGGTGCTCGTCGTCGGGCTCCCAGTTGCGGTACAGGCTCAGGGCCATGCCCGAGCTCTTGTCAATGGAGAGGATGTAGGGCTCAACGCCATCGCCAAAGTCGAGGTAGGTGTAGACCTCGAACACCGTGCGGAGTCCGTCCTCGTTGTAGGTGGTGTCCTTGCGGCCCTCAATCTTGTTGTTGGCCTGCGCGGACTTGCTGAACTCGGGCTCCTCCGGCTGGCCGATGTCCGCATCGCGGTACATACCCGCCTTGACGCGCCGGTTGTACTCGAACTTGGTAATGTACTGGACGTGGGTCTTGCGCTCGGCGGAGTAGAAGTTGGTCGCCGCAAAGGGCAGGTAGATGTCATCAATGGCGATGAACTCGCTGCACGGGCGCTTCCACTGCGGGTTCCACATGAGCTTGAGGTACTGCCCGCCACCCAGCGGCAGCTGCGTGCTCAGCTGCTCCAGCTCGGCGCGGAACTCGGGCATCTGCTCGGTGCACTGCCAGTTCATGAAGTCGGCCTTGCGCGCGGCCTTCTCCACCTTCTCCTTGTCGTGCTCGCCGAGGATCTTGGACTTGACGGGGCCGGTGGGCGGGAAGACCTCCTTCATGAACCGGGCGCTGAAGTCCACGCACGCCTCGACCAGCATGGGGTGCACCACCTTGTTGGCGCCGGTGAACTGCGCCCCGCCCGGCGCATCGTCGCCCAGGCCCGTGCGGCGCAGTCCTTCCTCGTATTGCTTGTCGCGCTTCTCGCGGGCTTCCTTGTCCTTGTCAATTTTGTCCAGCAGGTCCTGCACCGCCTCCTTGAGCATCGGCTGATCAACCTCGTCAACGATGTTGGCAAAGTGCTCCTGCTGGCGCGCGGCGTCCTCCTCGTTCTTAAGGCGGATGACCGCACCACCGTCCTCGGTGTCCTCCACCTCGGGCGCTTCGTCCTCGACCTCGAGCAGTTCGCCTTGCAGCGCGGCTTCTTTATCGTCGTCGTTCAAGTCAGGCATGGAATTCCTCTCTCATTTGGGCCACGAGCTGCTCAATCTCGCTCGGGTCGTACTTGACTGCGCCGCCCTCGGCATAGCCGTGCATGGCTTGGGCCGCGAGGTGGGCAATCTCGTCGGGGTTGAACTGCACCGCGCCGCCTGCGGCGTAGAGCTTGGTGCGGTCTTTGACCTGTTCGGGTTGGAGCTTGCGGGCGCGGGTCGTGACGGGTTCGCGGTTGAACTTGTCCATGGGGATGGAGTGGCCGTACTTCTTACCCGCAAACGGGTCAACCAGCAGCATCTCCACGTGCGGGCGCTCGCCGGTTTGAGCGGCGCGCTTCTGGGCGTAGTACTCGGCCACGCGCCGTTGCGGGGACGCGAACACGCTCTCAGCGGGGCGCACAACTCCGGGGTCGAGCGCAACCAGTGAAGGCTGCTTGCCCATGCCGTCCTTGAGCCGCAGCGAATCCAACCCCATGCCGCGCAGCTCCTCGATCATCCTCGCGGCTTCCGGGAAGATTGCGTTCTCGCCTTGTTCCAGGTATTGGCTCGCAGGGATGCCGGGGTTGTAAATGCCGAGTCGGCGCGCCATCGCGTACACATCCTCGTCGGTGCCGGTGCGGCGGGGCTTGGCTTCAAACGTGTGCAGCTTGGGCGAGCCCATCGCCTGTTGGAACTGCTCCACCGCCGCGCGCTCGGGGTTGGTGAACAACCCGGGGTTGGGGCGCTGGAACTCTGCGCCAGCGTGGAACACCGTCTCGCCCGGATCCTCACCCGCGTAGCCACGGTACACGCCCTGGAGCATCTTATGCTCTTTGGGTGCGGCTTTGGTGCCGTACCTGGCGGCGAGCTCGCCAATGCTCTCAGCGACCTTCGTGAAAAGGCCACCACCGGCGTAGCCGGGCACTGCGCCACCTTCAGCGAAGTTTTGTCCGACATCGTCCATCGGGCCGATGAGCTCGCGGAGCTGGCGCTTGGTCATGAAGCGCGGCACGGTGCCGGGTTGAGAATTGTCGATGATGTCATTGAGCACCGCAGAGAACTCCCGCATGCGGCCCTCGTACAGCTCGTCCACAGCCTTGACGACAGATCCCGTGTCTTGAATGTCCACGATGTTGTAGTGGTGCAAGTCTTGCACACGGCCCCAATTGCCGTTGTTCAGGAACTTGAGCACCGACTGCGTGACCTTCTCTTTGTATGCCGGGTCGCGGCGTTGGTACTCCATGCCGCGCTCGCTACCGAAAGTGTTGGCGACGGGCTTGAGCTCCGTGATGTCGGGCGCAGCCAGCTTTTCTTCGGTCAACGCTTTCAACTTCTTGGGTCTAAACTCGCTGAGCCAATCGTAAAAATCACCTTGGTAGCCGATGTCGCCCTCAACCTCGTCGATGAAACGGTAATAGTCATCTTGCAATTGAGGGAAACGCTCCAGCAAGTCTTCTTCGTCAAAATTGATGAACTCTTCAACGTCTCCTATCTTGGTCGACGTGACCTTTGCTTGCACGTGCGGGCGACCTTCCGCGTCCAGCATGGCTACCAGCCGGTTTTTGCCTGATCCGTACTCCTTAGCGGCCCAGTCCTGCTGGGTACACCAGCCGCCCTGCTTGCCGATCGTGGTGCAGAGCTTGTAGCCTTCGTCGTTGACGGTCTCAGGAATGTCAACCCACTTTGCGCCGGGCTTTTCCACGAACGACAACTCCAGGCTGTCGTCCTGCAAGCGCGGAGCGGCTTTTAGGTTCTCCATCATGCCCAGCTTTTCAGCCTTGGCAGCCTCAGCCGCGCGCCACTTGTTGATCTTGTCGACCAACTCGACGGCTTGCGGCATCGTCACCTTGTCCAGCTTCTCCGGCGTGAGGCGCAGGCTCTGCGGCAACGTGCTTTCGGGATGCATCGCATTTTTCAGCTCGTCGACAAGGTGCTTGAATCCGAGGTTGTCGTCAAAACTGAACGCATCATATCGGGTGTTGTACACCGGGGTTTCCGGCGGCACCTTGGCGAGCCATGGATTTTCCCCTAGGCGCTTCTCAACTTGGGTCGAGCTCTCCCAGTGCGGGGCGGTATTAGCACCTTCAAGCATTTCACCCGCCCGGCGCGGCTCAATCGCGTAGTCGGAGTGCAGCTCCCACTGCCGAGCGAGATCCGACTCGCCCACGCCTGTGATCGGCTGCCGGGTGGATTCACGAGCAGCAATGACGTCACGCTCAACTGGCGAGTTGGGGAACACACGCGGCGGTTGGTAATGCAGTACGCCGCGCTCGGCGAGTGCGCGCACCGGATCCTCCGATGTGCCCATCTCGTTCTTGACGTACCGGGTGAGTTTGGTGTCCAACCACTTGTTGATGGCGCGGTCTTCCGGGTTCTGAATCTGAGCGTAAACGTCCGGATGATTCTTGCGCATCCAGTCGTGCAGACCGACTGTCGGGTCTTGTTGATACGCTTGGCGGTACTCGCTGAACAGGTCGCGCCCGGCAGCATCATTGATGATCTCGCCGGACAAAACTGGCGCTCGTTCGGTCTTGAGATCACCTACCACGTCGTCCGCGCCGCGCAGCCAGTTGCCGCCCTTGGGCTTGACGACCGAAGCCAGCGGCGAGAGTTGCCCCGCCTCGCGCAGCACGCCCTGGGCGGTGGCCTGCGGGTTGCGCGTGATGGCACGCACAGCGACGTCGCCCGCCTTCTGCGCCGCGCGGTTCACCCCGCGAGACAACGGCGCCACCACCGGGGCCATGCCCAGCGACTCGGCCAGGTACTCCTTGTCGGTGGTGGGCACCGGGATATAACCCCCGGTGCCGGGCGAGGGCATGCGGAACAGCGGCTCGCCGTAGCTCCACTTCTCAACGGTGGCCGAGGTGGGCAGCATCAAATCCGCCGCCATGCTCAGCGCGGTGGGGCGCGGCAGCCGGGTTTGTGCCTCCTCGCGGAACCGCAACGCGCGAGCAATCGCCGCCAGCGTCGCGTTCTGCGGCGTGGGGCCGATGCTGCCTGTGATGGGGACGTCGTTAGCCATAGCGGGTTACCACTTCACCTTGTTGGCCCAGTAGGCCGCGCTGCTCGGGCCTTTGGCGATGTTCTTGGCGTGCCGGGACTTGAAGCTCTCGCGCTTCTGCGTCATGCGCTCGGACTCGCCCGCCTTGGGCTTGCCCGCCGTGCTGGCGCCCTGCTCGCCGAACCGGATGACCTTCTCCCGCCCGTTGTAGCATGCCTTCACGACGTGCGACTTCTCCGGGTGGCCCGGGGTGCGCTGCGGCCGATTGCAGGCCATCTCGGACTTCTTGACGGGCTTGGCGGCCATGGTTACTTCTTACGCGCAGCGGCGCGCATGTTGTCCACCAAGTTGGGGTACGGGCGACCCGCTGCCTTGGCTGCCGCCTTGGCGCTGGACTTCTGCCCGCTGCTGAGCGGTTTGGCTTCGCCCAGTGACTTGGGGCGGGCTTTGTCCCACACGGGCTTCTTCGGCTTAGACTGCATACGGGTTCGTCCTTTCGCGCTTCCACTGCTGCGGCGCGTCAGGGTCGCGCGCCTGCGGCAGCTCAAACCAGCCATCGTTCTTCAGGTAGATGATCGCCTGCGTGAACGTGTCGACGTAATCATCGTGCTCCGCCACCGGGAACTTGCCCACCTGCTTAAGGAAGGCGCTCGCCCAGCTCACCGGCTGACCACGATTCTTACCCGACTCGGGCACCCACAACAACCCCAACTCCAGCGTGGGCGCGGCTTGGTGCGCCCGGCTGACCTTGTCTGCCATGCCTGGATTATAGCCCACGGCTGGAACCTTCGCCAAGCGCAAATCCTGCAGCAGCGACTGCCCACTGGCCTTGGCTTCCACGAGCACGCGGTCGGGGCGGCGTGCGGTGCGGAGCCCATCCTTAACGGTCGTACCGCCGTACTCGGTGCCCCAGTCGCGGATTGCGCGGGTGCGCAGCTCGGGGTAGGACAGGTGCTCGTCCCACGCGTCGATGAGCATCGCCTGGCGCTGGCCCGCGTGCGTAAACACCGCCCACACCGTGCAGGCGGTCGGGTCGCCCGTGGTCTTCTCGGTGAACGCGCAGTCGTAGCTCTGCAGCACGTACTCAAACTGCGGCAGCGCCTTGTCGGCGGGCCACAGCTGGAAGTGCTTGGTCTTCAGTATTCCACCCTCGCTGGGCTGCGGGTCTTGCTGGAGCTGGCCCGCCGTACCGTAGGTGCCGAGCAGCTGCTTCAGCTCGGTAATCTCCTTGAGGCCGAACCGCTCGGGGCATATCAACTCGCCCGGCTTCCGGCGCGGGTCGTAGGGGCCGAGCGAGGTCTTGCGCGGCACCCCGTCCCACTCGGCGGGGATCATCAGATGCTCCCACCCGCCAATGTCCTCAAGGATGTGCCCGGAGATGTCCTTCTCGTGCAGGCGCTGCATGATGGTCACCATGGCGTCGCGCTTGGGGTCGTTGAGTCGCGTTGACCAGACCACATCAAACCACTCAAGCGCCGACTCGCGGATGACGTCGGACTGGGCCTCCTGCGCGCTGTGCGGGTCGTCAAGGATGAGCCGCGAGCCGCCTTCACCCGTGGCGGTGCCGCCCACCGAGGTCGCGAGCCGGTAGCCGGTCTTGTCGTTCTCGAATCGCTGCTTGGCGTTCTGGTCGCCCGCCAGCTTGAACAGGTGCCCCCACCGCTCCTGGTACCACGGGGACTGCACCAGGCGGCGCGCCTTCAGGTTGTCGCGGATTGACAGGTTGCCGGAGTACGACGCGCACAGGAACTTCTCCTCAGGTCGCGCCAACCACTCCCACATCGGCCACATCACCGACACGATGGTCGACTTGCTGTGCCGGGGCGGAATGTTGACCAGCAGCTTGCGCACCTCGCCGCTGCTCACCGCCTCCAGGTGCTCGCAGATCACCTCAATGTGCCAGCTCGGGATGAATGGCACCCCGGGCTCAACGGTCGACCACGCCTGCTTGACGAACTCGTACAAGCTGGCGCTGGCCGCGCGGCGCTCCCGCTCGCGCCGGATCATGTCCAGCATGACTTCAGGCTTGAGCGGTGCGTTCATTGCAGCCAGAGCGGGTTGTCGTCGTAGTACTCGCGCCCGTCCGCCGGGTGATGCACCCAGACAAACCGGGAGCCTTGGTCGTGCCGCGTCGGGCAGCACCAGCAACTGCCCTCCACCTCATGCTCACGCAGGTCTGCCGCTGGCACGTAGTGCAGCTCGTCCGGGTACTCGGTGTCAAGAATGCGCGGCTGCACCGCCCGGCTCCTTGACGAAGGTGCCGTCGGGCATCAACGTGCCCCGCCTGTCCTTGATCTGCTCGTACGCGCCCACCAGGCACTCAACCATGTCGATGTCCCGCAGCGCGCAGTAGTTGATCAAGCAGACCAGGACGTCACCGACCGCATCCCGCGTGGCCTCCAGGTCGCGCTTGCCCTCGGCGTCGCACAACTCGCCCATCTCGCTCACCGCCTTGAGCAGCTGCGAGTGCGGCGTCGCGTTGGGGATTATGCGCCGCGCCTCCGCCCAGCGGATGACTTCGGCCTCCACCTCGCGGTACGAGTACATGCGGAGCCGGGACATGGCGGAGGTGTTCACTTGGCACCCCCGGAGGCTTTCATCATCAGGCGCTGCATGTTTTCCAGTTCCTCGTCAGACAGGTTCTTCAAATCCACCGCCGCAATGGCGATGGGGCCACCGTCCGCGCCGGTGTGCTCCTGCGTTACTTTGTCGCCGTAAACCTTGGGCAGCATTTTGCTCAGCATCCACTTACGCGTATCAATTTGCACGCGCTTATGCGCAATAACATCCGCGCTGAGCGGCAGTAAAACTTGTTTTAGTTTCGGTTTGCCGTCACTCTCAAAAACAGGTTTACCGTCATCATCCAACTCCTGAATCATAACCCACTCGTGGGTTTTGTCGGAGAGTTTGATAATCTCATCGGCGAGCAGCGCGTAGCCGATTTCGCGCGCATGCGCGTAATCCTTGCCGATTCCGGAAGGATCCTCCGCGACCCACTCAAGAAAGGTGCCCACCTGCGGCATCCCCTCCTCCTTGCAGATCGATTCCAACGAACGCCCGGTCTTCAGCTGCGAGCAGACATGCTCCGCCACCGCCGTGCGGTCGTACTTGCGCGGTGCGCCCACGCCGCGCTTACCCGCCACCACCAACGCCGCTGCCGGCTTGTCCTGCTTGCTGCTCATCGTCATGCTCCGCATTATAGCCCAAACGGCTCCCCACACCACCCAAAAAAGTAATCGTTCGGTTAATCGTTCGCCTCTCTCTTCGAGAGAGGTAAACGATCACACGATTACCCCCGCACCTAGCGTCGCCCCCCACCCTCTGATCGGCTCCGGAGAGAGGCCTGAATTGGCCCTCTCCTCCGGCGATCGAGCGTGTCAGATTGGGCATTCCACACCCCGATCGTTCGAACGTACGTGCGAACGATTACCCGAACGATTAAACCGAACGATTACCCGTTCACCACAGGGTTTGCCTTTACGATTCATCGTCATCCTTCCGCCGCGTGGGCAGCGGAGCCCAGTGGGTCCAGAACGCATCTTTGCCGCTGTACTGACCGTACACGGCCACCCCGCCCAGGCCGAGAAGCTGCACCTTGACGCCCCGGGGGCAGGTCGCGATGGGTTGCCAATAATACGTTTTGTCCACCGCCACATTGCGCTCGCTGTTAAGTTGCACCGCCATTTTCAGCCTCCGCAATAGTAACCATTACGCGCACCGGCTGCACTTTGAGTTGCAGCCAATACTCGTTGTTTTGCACCCACTCCTCGGCGTGCTCCCGGTTGCGGAACAATAATGTGCGCAGCGGAGTGCGATAACTCGGGTCGCGCACATAACCTCGGGGTATTTTCAGCGCCCACATCGCGTGCTGCAGCGTCATTTCACCCTCCGCATCCGTGCCCACTCCGGAGTGCGCGCCTCAACGTAGACCGGCTCGCGCCCCGCGCTGGGCGGAGTCCACCCCGTGTAGCGGTGCCACGTGGCCTGCACGTCAGCGCCCGAGCGCCATTTAAAGTCCGGATGCCCCACCGGGATCCACGGTTGCGTCTTGCGTGTTTTTACTTCGCTCATCTCAGTTCTACCTTTCTCAGTTATACACCGTACTTGCCTCGGTCAATGGCGTTGACCACTTCCTCGTTGACGCGGATGTAGTGGTTGGCGCGGCCCTGCGGCTTCTCCAACTCCACCCGCTCCAGCGATCCGTCGTTGAGCAGCGACTCCAGCGCCCGCTCCTTGCGCTCCTGCGAGCACTTGACTCCGCCCTGCGTCACGGGCAGCCGCTCGTAGTAGGAACGGCTCTTGCCCGGGTCGCGGCGCACCAGCTCAATCATATCGTGGCAGATCCTGTCCCACTCCAGCCGCTCCTTGGACTCCTTGCGGTCTTCCTTAATCTGCACCCGCTCGCCGGGCTTGAGCGGACGCGCCACCGAGTGACTGAACCAGATCTCTTTGTCGTAGCCGAGCACGTCCTTGTGGGTCTCTTTGTTGCTCACCAGGTCGAACGTCAGCTCAGGGAACGCGACTGGGAAGCGCACCTTGGTCGCCTTGAGCACGCGGGGCGCGTCTTGCTCCTCGCCGTCCTTAAACACGGTGTACACACCCTGCGCGTCGCCCGTCCACGCTGACGCCCCGCGCGGGCTCAGGTAGTCGGACTCGCCCTGCCCGAGCGCCTTGGCGGTGTGGCTGACGATGACGATGGGGAACTCGGCAAACGCCTGCTTTATGTACGCCATGGCGCGGCCGACCTCCGCGTTGTCGTTTTCGTTCTCCAGATCAAATACCGCGTTTGCAGTATCAAACACCACCAGCGGCAACGCAACAAAAGTCGTACCGTCCGCCTTCTCATTGTCCACCGTCCACGTGCGGTATTCCCCCGCCACCTGCGCCACTACCTTGGGGTCAAGACGCTGCGCGCTAATGACCCGCACCCGCTCGTCAAAGTCCCGTGGGCTCATCCCGGTGTAACCCCACGAGTACAGCGAGTAGATGACGCGTTGCACCTGCACCACCGACTCCGTAATGATGATGACGTTGCGCCGCACGGCGGGCTTGAGCGCGTAGTCATGCGGGCAGAGGTGCGCAGTGGCTAGCGCCATGGGCACAATTAACGTGGTCTTGCCCACGCCGGGCGCGCCAGCCACCACGTTGACGCCGATTGACATAAAGTCGTCGTAGATGTACTCAAACACCGTGACGCGACCCGCGCCGCTCTCCTGCGAGTTGCGCAGGCTGAGGGGGTGCTCGGCGTCCGCCGCTGCCGGGGCGCCAGCCGCTGCAGGCTCAGCGTGGTTGCCCGGCCAGCCGTTGTCAATCGCCATGCGGAAGATCGACCGGTACGTAATGCTGTG